GGCTTGGAGCTCATGGATTGGCAAAAGTGGCTCGCAATTGAGGCACACAAAGTCAAGAGCGATGGTCGCTGGGCGCATCCTTTAGTCTGTGCGGTGGTGGCTCGTCAGAATGGCAAGAGCACACTCATGATCTCACGCATCCTTGCCGGGCTCTTCCTGTGGAATGATCCGCTTCAGATTGGCTCAGCTCATCGCTTGACCACATCACTTGAAACCTTTCGGCACATCGTCAATCTCATCGAATCTAACGATTCGTTATCTTCAAAGGTTAAGAAGATCAGATGGGCTCATGGATCGGAAGAGATTGAAACTATTCATCGAACCCGCTACATGGTCAAAGCTTCAAACAGCGCGGCGCGTGGAATCAGTAAGCCCGAAACGGTCTTTATGGATGAGCTACGCGAGCTGAAGGATTCCGAAGCGTGGGCATCGATGAGATACACGATGATCAGCGCCACTAATCCTCAGCTCTGGGCTTTGTCAAATGCCGGAGATCAGCATTCCAAAATTCTGAATCAATTACGCGAGCGCGGATTGGCGGCGGCAGGTGGTGGCGATGATGACATCGGCTACTTCGAATGGAGCGCCAAGACAGATGAGATTGACAATGTGGAGAATTGGAAGGCGGCTAATCCTTCACTTGGTCGCACGATCCACATCGATAACATTAAGAGCTCCATCAATGATGATCCATCGGTCTTTCGAACCGAGGTCTTGTGCCGGTGGGTTGATAGCATTAACCCCGCAATCCCGCCGCAGGAATGGGCAGATTGCGAAGATACATCGTTGAAGCTGGATGACATGGCAACGACTTGGCTTGGGCTTGATCTCTCGCCGGATCGAAGACATGGTGCGCTGGTTGCGGCGCAGAGAATTGACGGGGAAGCATTCTTCATTCAGCTTCTTCACACTTGGCACAATCCGATCTCGCTTGATGATAAACAGATTGCCAATGAAGTCGCGCCTTATGCGCGCAGATTCCAAAATCTTGAAGCGCTCGCTTATTCAAAGCGCACATCTCTTGCCGTGGCGATGCGATTATCGCCCGCCGGGATTCCTGTAATTGACATCGATGGCGCAGATTATGGAATGGCGTGTGATCAGCTTCTCGGTGCTGTTGTTTCGAAACGACTTCGGCACAAAGGTCAAGTCGAGCTGACTAAACAAGTCCTGAGCGCTTCAAAATTACCTTATGGCGATGGCGCTTGGGTGATTGGTCGTAGAGCTTCAAAGGTCGCTGTCTGTGCCACGGTCGCCGCCGCTTTAGTCACTCACTTTGCGACACGCCCAAGCACAGAGATTGACATCTTGGTTGGTTAGACACTAAAAGGGAAGGACAATTCGGACATGAAATTGCGCGATCTGATTCTTGGTGCGCCTTCGATACCGAAGCCGACCGTTGAAGCGGCATCGGCTTATCTTCCGCTCAATGAAACAAACATCTTTAGCGGAATGTTTAGCACTCAGACCACAGCGACCCGCGATGAAGCTATGGCAATCCCGACAATCGCCCGCGCTCGCAACATAATCTGCTCCACAATCGCTTCGACTTACATCGATGTCTTTCAGCGTTCAACAATGACACGCATTGATCCGCCGCGTGTTATCAATCAGCCTGATCCGCGTGTGCCGGGTGCGAATGTGTGGAGCTGGCTCGCGGAAGACATTTTGTTCTTTGGTTTCGGGTATCTCAGGGTCACAGATCGCTACGCTGAGGATGGTCGAGTTCGCGCGGCTGAGCGAGTAGCGCCGGAGCGCGTGACGGTTAAGACAAATTCTTTATCGTATGAAATCACCGGTTATCTTGTGGATGGTTTCGAAGTTCGAAATGAAGACATCAAAGTATTTATGGGCATGGATGAAGGCTTGCTTAATCGCGCCGGTCAAACTCTTAAAGCTGGCGCTTGGTTGGAGAAAGTAGCTTTAACTTATGCCCGCGAACCTGCCCCGCTTACGGTTCTCAAAACTACCGGCACAGCGATGCCCGGAGATCGCATTCGATCCGTTCTCGATGCTTGGAGCAAAGCGCGCAAAGAAAGATCGACCGCGTTTTTGAATGCCGATGTGTCGATTGAGAAGTTAGGTTTTAACCCTTCCGAAATTCAGCTCAATGAAGCCCGGCAATACATCGCGCTGGAGCTCGCGCGCGCAATTGGTCTTCCGGCATGGTTCGTGTCAAGCGATCCACAGAGCAACACTTACAGCAACGCCATCAATCAGCGCCGCGATCTCATCGATTACAGCTTGAAGCCGCTCATGACAATTATTGAACAGCGATTAAGTCAAAGCGACTTTCTGCCATCGGGTCAATTCGCTCGCTATAACTTCTCGGAATTCTTGCGCGGTAATCCGCTAGAGCGCGCGCAGGTGTATCAGATACTTAGCGGAATCGGAGCAATCACAGCCGATGAAATTCGGCAGGAAGAAGACATGATCCCATGAAGATCACGATGCCCATCAAGATCACGGCGGCAGATAGCGAATCGCGCACAATCTCCGGTCGTATCGTCACATTCGATGAGCCCGCTAACACAAGCGCAGGTCGCACCATCTTTGCTAAAGGCTCTGTCAAGCCCGCAAATGTAAAGCTAAATCTCGAACATGATCGCACACGCCCAATCGGTCGCACTTTGTCAATGACCGAATCCGAAGACGGCTCTGGAATTGATGCGGTCTTCAAAATCGCTAACACAAGCGCTGGCTCTGATGCCATTGAAGAAGCATTGGCTGGATTGCGTGACGGTTTTAGCGTGGGAGTTAATGTCAGCGAATACGATTCCGAAGATGGGGCGATGGTGATTAAAGCAAGTGATCTCGTAGAGGTTAGCCTTGTGACCGAACCTGCCGTGAGATCAGCCCGCGTGAGCGATGTCGCCGCAAGTGAAGGCGAAGATACAGAGGAAGACAAAGAAGATTCCGAAGATGATGAGTCCGAGGAAGAAACAACCTACAACAAAGGAGAAACCCAAGTGGAGAATCAAACCGTGGAAGCTCCGACCGTGACCGAAACGGTTGAAGCTTCACAAAAGGTCGAGGCATCCGCCCGCCCTGCTTTCTATACAGCGCCGCGACTCGATCTGTCGCCACGCAATTATCTAGAGCAATCAGTTCGCGCCGCTCTTGGCGATGATGATGCTCGCGCTTTTGTCAAAGCCGCAGACACAACCGTAAATAACCCGGCTTTCAATCCAACCCGACAGCTCACAGAGGTCATCAATCCTCTTGGAACGCTTAATCGCGGTGTTATCGATGCGCTTTCGAAGTCCGCGCTTCCTGATGCGGGGATGACCTTCGAAATTCCGAAGATTACACAGCTTCCATCCGTCACCGAAGAAGCTGAAGGCGGAACGGTTGCCGATGTGAATCTCAATTCGGCTTTCGTTTCTGTATCTGTCAAGAAATTCTCAGGCGCTCAAACAGCGAGCTTAGAGATCATCGACCGGTCATCGCCTGTTTTTTGGGATGAGGTGCTCCGAAATCTTGAATACGCTTATGCTAAAGCTACCGATGAATACGCCAATGATGTTGTTGTTGCGAATGCGACAGCTTCTTCAGCATTCGATAACGATGCCGAAGGTCTTTTGGGCTTTGTCAGCGAATCAGCCGCGAACATTTACAAGGCAACAAAAGGATTCGCTCGCAATCTAATCGTCAGCCCTGATCAATGGGGCAAAATTATGGGCTACAACGATGCGGGTCGCCCAATCTATAACGCAGTAGCTCCAATGAATGCGGGCGGCTCTGTATCACCACAGAGCTTGACCGGCGTAGTCGCTGGAATGAATCTTTTTGTCGATGCTTACAAGAGCGGCACAGATGACAACACGATGCTCATCGTCAATCCTGATTCTTACACTTGGTATGAATCACCACGCCTTCGCCTTCAAGCTAATGTTACCGCGACCGGAGAAATCTCAATGATTTATTACGGTTATGCGGCATTGGCTGTGAAAGTGGCGGGCGGCGCTCGTAAGTTCAACCTAACCTGATAATCATCGGCTGATTCGCTCCTGAGTCAGCCGAGCCGAACCCTAGAAAGGATCAGAGCTCATGCCTTCAATCATCACAGCTACACAGTTGCGAAATGTGCTTGGCGTGAGCTCTGCCCTTTATGATGATGCTTATTTGAATCAGATCATTGATTCGGCGGAAGGAATTATCCTTCCGATGCTTGTCGCTAACACTTCCGGCGTGACTCATGTTCAGCGTAAAGATGATGTCGCTTACTATTACACAATTAGACCGCATGGCTTTGTCACCGGCAATTCTGTGATTGTGACAAGCGTTCCGTCACCATTTGCGGCAACGGTCACGGTGACCGACAAATCAATTCATGATCCGTATTTATTCACGGCCGCTTCAGTAGGCGCAGACATCGATCTGAAGCCCGTGATTCCTAGCGGAATAGCCACCCTTTCGGGCTATTCGGCGGCAGAGCTCTACGCGAACACGCCCGCAGTTGAAAGCGCGGTCTATGTAGTATCGACCGAAATCTTTCAATCGCGGCTCTCTATTGGGGGTCAATTAGAGGGAGTCGATTTCACGCCTACACCCTTCCGTCTAGGTCGTAGCCTTCTCAGCCGCGTGAGTGCTTTGCTCGCTCCTTACATCGACACCGAAACGATGGCACAATAATGCCCGCATCATCGATTCAAGCCAATGTCAGAGATGCCTTCAAAACAGCTTTAAGCGGTGTCGCCGCTTCCGTCTATAATTCTGTGCCCGAATCAATCATCGCTCCGGCGCTTGTGCTTGTGCCATCTACGCCGTATTTAGAGCCCACATTACTTTCGAAAGGTAATGTCAAAGTCAAAATTAACATGACCGCCACTTGTGTGGTCAGCTATAACTCAAACCCGGCTTCGTTAGACAATTTAGAGAAGTTAGATAATTGGTCATTACCACAACTAATACTTTTATAATATTTAAAATCACTTTCACACAAAGAAAAAATTGAGGGGAGTTGGCGGAGATGGTGGAGAGCCATCCATAATCCAACACTGCCTAACCCTAATGCTACAATAACTACTATAAAAATGAGCTTAATTA